GATTTATTAAAAGAATTATTTCCTCATAATATTATATTAAAAGAACAATACTTATATTATAAAGGAACACGTTTATTTTTTGATTATTTTATAAAAGACTTAGGTATTTTTATTGAGGTGCAGGGCAAACAACATGTTGAATATGTTCCGCACTTTCATGGAGATAAAAAAGGATACCTTAAGTATAAAAATAGGGACAATCTGAAGATACAATATGTAGAAGAGCATGATAGATATTGTTTAGCCAGAATTTTTTATAATGAAAGAATAACTAAAAAGATGCTTCTTAAAAAAATTCATGGTGCTTTGGAGTCGAAAAGGGGTTTTGTATAATGACAGACATAATAATTCCTGGAAAGAAAAAGGGGATATTAGATAAAGATTGTTGTGATTTTACTCCTATGGATGACGGTACGAAAGCAGGAGAGAAAAAATATTGTGCATTGAGTGATATATGCCGGCAAATAGACATTCTTCCTGATGGCACAACAGTTGGAATGGAAGCACATTATTTACCAGTTGTTTTGCCCACGGGCGAAGTTATGGAATGGAAATATTTTTGTACAGGCATACATGATTTAAGATCCAAAAAAGAACGTATAGATGATGATAAGGTGTCATAATGATAGAAAAAAGTTTGTTTGAAAATTTAAAAATCAACAAAAATTATATTGAAAAGATTTTTCAATTTGACGTGAGAAAGCTCGAACACACGGATAGCTTAGAAGTTAGTCAATACTGTATCGCTCTTGGGCAATATCTTATTTATTTAAGATATCAAACCAATCAAACCAGAGCGGAATTGACTCAAAAAAAGCGGTTCTTAGAAAACGTTATCAATCAAAGGTTAACTCCTGCTTTAATTAAAAAGTTTAAAACTAAAACAAATGCGGTTGATGATATAGTTAAAAATTCTAAAACTATAAATAATTTACAAAATGAAATTAATCCACTGCAGGACGAATTGATTATGTTAGATGGCCTAGATAAATCTATAAGCGAGTTAATTGCAGCATTTAAAAGAGAGTTAACACGTAGAGAGAATGAACTATATACTGTACGGCAGGAGAGAAAATTATAATGGAAGATTCTAATTTGAAACATCTCTTTTGGAAAGCTACAGATGAAAGAGCTTTAATGTCTTATTCTTTTAAACGTATAGATAATTTTTATACTATAATTTCAAAGATGGACGAAAAAGATTTTCTTTATCCAGAACATTCTACGCTTTTTGTATTGTTAAAATCTTTGTTGAATAAAGGTGTCGAGAAGTTTGATATCACCATGTTAGTTGAAGTTGCAAGAAATGAAGGATGTTTACAAAGTATTGGTGGTATAGATTATTTACAAACTATAAATAATATGGAAGTTGCTGATGGGAACTTTAATGTTTATATGAATAATGTTCTTGAGGCCAGCACAAAATATCAACTACACTGTCTATTAAAAGAGGGATTAGCAAAAGTTGTTGATAACGCAAAGGACGGTTTAGATAGCGCCGATTTAATGGGCGCTGTTGAAAATAACATATTAAATTTATCTACAGAAAGCAAAGCTGTAAACGAGCCAAAAGATTTCGCTGATGGTCTTGTAGAATATATAGAAGAAAGAAAAGAAAATAGAATAGAACAAATAGGTTTGTCAACAGGCCATGTTGTTTTAGACAAACAAATTGACGGGCTTGTCCCGGCAACATTATTTGTTATTGGTGCAAGAATGAAAGAAGGTAAGAGTGCATTTTTAACAAATATGGCATTACATGTAGCATTTATTGAAGAAAAAACTGTTTTGTATATCGACACCGAGATGCCTTATCAGCAGTGGCGCCCAAGGGCTGTGTCTGCTATGAGTGGAGTAAAGGAAAGACAGATAATTCATGGTGGATATTCAGATGAAGTTCATAGACAAATTGTAAAAAGATGTATAGAAAGAGTTGATAATAGTAAATTGTTTCATGAATATATGCCTGGGTACAGTGTTGATAAGATTATTGCATTGTATAAAAAATATAAAGTCAAGCATGATTTAGGATTAATTATGTTTGATTATTTAAAAGAACCTGATTCTCATTCTGTGGACAGACAACGAAAAGAATATCAGTTATTAGGAGATGTCACAACAGCACTAAAAGATTTGGCTGGCGAGCTGAATATCCCAGCGGTAACGGCAGTTCAGCTGAACAGAGCAAAAGAAATTGCTGACAGTGATAGAATTGCAAGATACGCTGATATAATTGGTTTGTGGTCAACAAGAGATAAAGAAGAAATTGATAAGTACGGCTTAGAGGCAGGTTCTCATAAATTAGTAGTTCAAAATTCAAGAAGAGGCGGCCAGACCCCGCCGTTAGGAATTGGTTATCATTTCTTTAAAGAGCAATTGAGAATTAAAGAAGTTGGCATTGAAAAACAAGCTGTTGATTATAGCAGAGTAATCAACGAAGGAAGCGCATTTTATGATGATGAAACCCCCATCTAAGTTTGAAGAGAAAAGGTTAAATCTAAGACGACTTAAAACCATTGTTGATCCTAGATATTTAATAGAAAGTTTAGGGTTTAAAATTGATAGAGAAACTTCTAAAGAGATTCGGGGTGAATGTAAAATTCACGGCGGTGATAATAAAACTGCTTTTAGATTTAATAAAGAATCAAGAACATGGGTTTGTTTTACTCGTAAATGTCATGAGGTAAATGGGTATGATATAATCGGGTTGATACAGTCCGCCATGGGATATAGTTTTCTCGATGCTGTTCGTTATTTACAGGATTTGGTAGGCGACGTAGGAGATTTAGAACAAAAATATATTGAATACGAGCGCCGCAGAGAGCGGGACGAGTTTATTAATAAATTCAAGCCGAAAACTGTTAGTGATTCGATAGTTACAGAAGAATGTTTAAGACAATTTAAGCCATTTAGATCCGGCCATTTTAATAATGATGGGTTTTCAAATAAAACTTTGGACCATTTTGAAGTTGCCGGCGGCTATAAAGACGGCTACGGTTATATAAGAGATATTATACCAATAAGAGATGTGGATGGTGATTTGGCAGGATATCATTTACGAGATGTTAGAATAGATGTTGATGACGATTATAAATATATTCATTCAAAAGGATTTGATAAAGAGAATGTGTTATATAATTTAGACAAAGCCAAAGAATATGGCAAAACGGCCCCACTAATTATTGTTGAGGGGGAGAAAAGTGTATGGAGAATGTGGGACTACGGGATTCCAAATGTCGTAGCTTGTATGGGCAGTAGTATAACGCATGGCCAAGCCAATTTATTACGGGCTTTCGCACTTAAAGGTATTATTCTTATGTTAGATAGTGACGAAGCGGGCATGATGGGAACTGTGAGTGCTGTTAAAGAATTAAAAGATGATATGGATGTTTTACCTATTTATATTACAGAAGTTGAAGATGATGGAAAAGGTAAAGGTCCAGCAGATTTATCAAAAGAAATTGTATACGAATATTTAGGTTTAGAAAGTGAGGTTAAAGATGCAGGGCGAGAATTTCGTGAGACTGAAGGGAGAAATCCGGAACGCCAGTGTGAAAATGGTGGGGGAGAATAATACTACTTTATTCAAAGGAACTCTGGCAATCCCCGCTGTTGATTTCGATGGCTATCAATATATTAAAATTTCATCCTTCTCATGTGCCGATGCATTAGGAGAAGTGCCTAATGGTACATTTGTAGAAGTACATGGACATATAGAGGAAAGAAGTTATGAGGGCCAGTGCAGACATTGTGGTGGTTATGATAGAAAATTTTGGACAGAAGTGCAAATAGATTATTTCAAAGTTTTGGAAGAGGGGTAATATGGCAAAGAAAAAAGTTAATAAGTTAAAAAGTGATTTAGTTGATTGGGCCGACGGCGGAGCACAGTTAGGAACCCCGAGTATGGTGTTGCTTCCTTCTAGGAATTATCCTTTTAAAGTTAGTAAGAAAATTCATAAAATAACTTTAAATAGGGAAGGAACTTACCGTGATTTAGATCCTGAA